ACTCCCCGCCCAAATCGTATCCTAGGTATGGAGTCTGCCAATCTAAATGCTTTCCATAAAGAGCCGCTGCTGCACCTAAAGAACTTCCAGAATCTCCTGGGTTAGGCATTATCCACACATCATTAAATATTTCCCACAACTTAGTATTTGCTGAGCAGTTTAGCGCACAGCCTCCCATAAAAACTAAATTTTTCTTTTTTGTTAAACTTTTTGCATACCGCATAAAGTCTATAAGTCTTTGTTCGTAAACTACCTGAACTGCTGCCGCAATATCAAACTTGTCCTGCTCTGAAACCCATCCCCAATCAGTAATGCCTTTGTGAAAATTGTATTTTTGTTTATCATATCTAGGGAAATAATTATCTACTTGCTTATAATACTTTGTCCAATCTCCGTAGGCCGCCATCCCCATCATAATATACTCTTCTTGATTTGGCATAAGTCCGACCAACTGGGTAAAGGCTGAGTAAAATAATCCAAAGCTTACTGGGTAATTTTGTTTAAACTTTAATTTTATTTTTTCACCTTCTCCTACCCAAATAGTAGAAGTATTGTATTCACCAATTGAATCTAAAACTACAATTGCTGCGTCAGAAAATCTACTTGTATAATATCCAGCACATGCGTGTGAGTAATGATGGCTAAATGATTTTCTTGGTATGCCCTCTATATTAAACTTTGGCTTCCACTCCCCTACACCACCCTTTAAAAATAGCCTAGAGGCCTTTAGAAGGGGTTTCTCATAGTAGGCTATAGCATTAGGTGCCCCATATGACAAAGCATCATTAACTAAACTATCATTGATATACCAATCATTTTTTTGCTTGCTATATCTTTCTGCGTGTCCTGCAAAAATAATTTTTCCATTTTCTATTAAAGAAACAGAAGCATCGTGTGAGGTTTCATTAACCCCAAGAATCATCATTTTTAGACTCTCTTTCTGGGACAATACCGTAGTTTTTCTTTAAGCGTTTTAGGCCTTCTGGGGTTGCACTAAAAGTAGCTTCTAGGTTTTCATTATAAGAAACAGAAATTAAATTTTCTTTGTATAGCCCAATTAATGTTTCATCAATGTAATCTGTATGAGCTTTCCATAATTCTGGAGCAATGTCTTTAGCAATTTCATTTACTTTATAAATAGCTTCGCCATTTTTTTCTACTCCAACAAAATCTATTGCACCAATTTCCACATAGTGTTTAAACAAAGCAGAGTCATCTTCTTCAAACAGATTCATTGCTTTTTTCTATTTCAACTAAAGATTGTACATATTCCGAAAAATGCTTTCTGATACCTCCAGTGGGTCTTGATCCAATGCTAGTCCAGATACGGGAATATTCTTTTATATTGTAATAAGTTGTTGGACAAACTTTTACACCATTGTAGTCTTTAAGAACAATAGGAAGCGGAACATGCTTTCCACAACATATACATTCTTTTGCTTTTTCTTGATACATGCTCATATTATCATCATCCTATCCATTGCTTCCTTGAGCTCTTGTGGTATTCGGGGAGCTCTTATCATATTTTGAACGTACTCTTCTTCTTTTGTAACTCCAAAATCATTATCATAACTCATTGACTCATAATTATGTATTTTTATTTCTTGGTTTGTGTCAAATCTTGTATGAGATATAGCATTAAATACTGACCCACAAACTGCATCTGCTAAATCTTTTGATCCTTTTCTTGGATGGTCTACCTTATCCCTCATAATTCTTAGCTGTAACAATTCATCTATAAGTAAAGGAATGTGTGGTCCTTTTAATCTTTCTTCTAGAACCACCATTGCCATATCGTCGTAATGTTTTTTAGCAACAGATAACAACTCTGTGTTTATTCCATACTGTTTTAATTGTTGCATCATGTCGTGAGAATTCCATCTATCAAAAGTGCATAACCTAATTTTAAATCCTTTAGTTTTTAAAGATAATATATAATCTTTAACTTCAGTAAAGTCCACCGATTTGTCTGGAGTTGGTGTCCAAAACCTTACCACATCTACTTCGACTATGGGAGCTGGTTGTGAGTAGGTATCCGTTACCTTTATGTTAACCCATTTTTGAACGTGAGACATTGCAACAGCACAATGATCGTGTTTTTGGGCAAGGTCAACATGAATAAAATATTCTTTATCTGGATCTGGTGCGAACCAGTCTTCAAATCTTCCAAACTGATCTACCGCTAATCCTAAATTACTAAATGATTTTTCAATTTTTTCTCTTGATTTAAAAAATGCATCTATCGCTTCTGACGGCATACATGCAAATCTTCCGAGTGCGTCTGGTGCATTCTTGTAAAAAGCTATTTTAAAATCTTCTATGCTTCTTGTAGGGTTAACGTCCCAAGTGGGTCTTCGAAGTGCGTACATTCCTGGATACTTGTAAGAAATAATATTATCTTCTTCCCACTCTATATCAAACTCATTACCCGCAGTACCCTCTGGAAGATCCATATCTAATTTAAATCTATGCGATCTAACGACAACTTCTTTGTCTGCTACAACATCATCATATCTTTGCTGTATATAATCATTTTTGTATCTTGGAAAAGATAGTAAAATTACTTTACCGTAGTCTGGAAATCTAGAGTCTACAGAAGCACGATACATTTCATAAATAAGGCTTCCTGTTTTTGCCTGCTCATGCCCAGTAGTATTTTCAACACTAAATCCAGATATCTCATCTAGGATAACTACTATTACGTTATAGCCTTCCCAAGCCTCACGCTCAGAGTGTCCAGAGTGTACGGTTATATTTTTATTGAATTTTATTTCAGAAGCTTTTTCTGAGTATTTTCCAACAAACCATGGGGACTTGTCAATTCTAGTTCTAAACCCTTTAAAGAATACGTTGCTTGCTTGCTGGGCGTTAATAGCAATATTAATAATGTCTATAGAGTCACCAGGAGGTTTTCCGTAATAAGAAGCTGGGTCTTTCAAACAAAGCAATAGGTATACAATATACGACACTGCAATTGTTGAACAGTAGTCTTTCCCAGACCCTTTTCCTAGCTGAGCAACTACCTCGTTGGCAGTTTGCTTGAACATTCTATGTCCTTCTTCTTCTCCAAAAAGTTTTATTAAAGTAGACTCTTTATACACCTGTGAGCTTTTTTCAATTAAAGTGTATTGATATTCTGAAAGTTCTGGTAGGCCTAGATATTTTTCATTAGTTACAAAATCTCTTAGCGATACAGGCTTTTCATCAAACTCTTCGCCATCAAGCATGTCGATGATATCAGAAAAATCAAATGACATTCTTGGACTCTATTATCTCTATAGGTTCAACTACTCCAGTTATTTGCGAAAGTCTTTTCATAATTTCTCTTCTTATATCTGGGTAGTCCTTAGCAACATCCCTTAATATTGAAACTAAAACATCTTGCTTTCTTTCTGTTTCTGCAATTTGATCTGCAATCTCTTGATTATCTAGTAATCCAATTTGTTGCAACATTGCAATTCTTTTTGTCTCTATGTCGGCAATTAACTTTAACGCAGTAGCCTTTACGTTTAATTGACCTTGCTGATCTGCATCGTCTACAGTTTTCCAAGCTTCTTTAATAAGCATTGCATAGTGTTGGTCTGCGCCAGACACAGCTTCTTTGGCTCTTTCTCTAGAAGTAGAATCATTCCTAACAACAGATTTCCACTCGTCTATATACTCAACGACCTCAGCTCTTTTAAAGCCAGTCAATGAAGATATTTGAGTAGGATTACTTCCTTTTAAAAGTTCTTCAACTACTTTATTCATTCGATCAAAATGATCAGATAATTCAATTTCCATATGTCATAAGTATACTTTTAGTTGACTGAAATGTCAATTAGAATTGGCTATTTTATATAATATCAAATATCCAATTAAATCATCTATGTCATTATCCCCAGCAAAACCCTTATTGTTTCTCACTCTATTTAATTTGTCATCAATTCTGACCTTTAATTGCTCTTTGGAATCCGCCGTTGAAAATATTCTTGCAGGCTCTAACGCTGAGTTTCCATAAGATATGTTTTTTTCAATTAACATACTGGCAATTTCATGACAGGCTTCCCATATTTTATTTCCTGCGGGAGCCCCTACTGATTTAAGGTATAGATCGGTACATGCAAAATCTTTTACATCTTCAAATACTGGCTTTAGCATTATCTCCTCTTAATCAACTCGAACTTAGTTAAATATCTCTGTATGGTCATAGCAGAGGTTTTACATTCAATAGCAATCTGTGTAACACTTTTTTTTTGAACCACGTATCTTCGGTATAGCCATTCTTTGCTTTGGTATAGTTTCATTATAGATAAAACCTATCTTTTTGTCAATACATTATTGGCGTAGTACGCAATTCCAAAAGAATCAGCTACATCAAAATCATTAATTTCTAGTTTATACTTATTATTAAAATAATCTACAGTTCTTTGCTTACGCATATTTCTTAATTGGTTTTTATACCAAGACTCTGCGTACCCAGGATTTTCTAATCTTATAATAGATTTTTCATCTTTTGTTGGATTCTTGTTTCCAATGAATGCCTGCCACGAGGATGGGCTAATAGTAATAACCTTAGCGCCAGTAGACATAAGCTCAGCAATAACAACCCCATAGACATAAGATAATTTTATCACAGCATCTGGTGACCTGACAAGTATCGCCCCCTCAACAGCAATATAATCACTCTTTAATTCTTTTAACATTAAATTCATTCTAACTTTAGCATTGTATATTTTTTCATAAATATCTTGTCCTGCTAAATTTATTTTTCCCCATTTAATTGGAACTGAGTTTTCCATTAAACAAAAGGCTATAGATGTAGTTGAAGCATCTATGCCAAGCACTCTATTTGCTTTTGATTTTACTAAACTAGCTAAGTTCATTTAGCAAGTTCCATATTGTTTTTTTACTATGCTCTATAATATTTTTTTCACAAACAGAGCAAATATCTGAGTTGTTGTATCTACTTAACTTAGTCTTGCATTTTGTGCAATTTCGAACAAGACCATTTTTTATAGATTTTTTTTCGTAGTACTTTTCCATAATCCTTTTATTTGTAGCCATCCTGCAGCATTCATCGCTATGATATTTTTGATTGTGAGTTTTTGGCTCAAATTCTTGTGAGCATTCTTTGTTTTGACATATCATAATTTAGGAACCTTGTAAGACTCTATTTGAACTGTGCCTATTAATCCTGAGTAGCATTCTTTTTTTACAGGGCAATAAGTACAAGGCATTTTGGATTTTGTTGCTCCTGCTGGTTTCATTGGAAGATCTCCGTCTTTAAAATTATCCCAAACTTCACACATCCACAAAAATGTTTCTTCAATGATTTCAGTATTTTTTTCATTCATGGAAATTGGAATTACTATAAGCTCCTGGGTGTTTTTATTCTCATATAGAAAAAATCCTTCTTTAGCTTTTTTAAGTTTCATATAAGTCAATAGCTGTAGAAGGTGATTGGGTGTTGGCTTCATCTCTGATTGCCTTCCGTCCCAAACTTCTTGCTTTGCTGTTTTAATTTCACCAATAACTGTCTCGCCATCATATTCCATAATTAAATCTATAAATCCTCTAATTGGAGGATACTCATTTACAATCTCTTCTTCTTCCGCCTTCCACTCAGGCATTGTGGATATTAACTTTTGAAGTCTTTCGTGTGCCTGTGTTCCTTGTGACATATTGGCAACGGCAACTGCGTCGTTATCATCAATAAACATAGCGCCAGAAAAAGCCATATACCAATACCTTGGGCAAGTTCCATGACCGTAACCTAGAGAGCTTGGACTAAATGATTTTTTTGTCATCTCTCCATCTGCTCTTTTTGTATTACGATATGCCTCATCAAGCAATTGAGCAAATTTTTCTGGATCGAAATGCTTACCAGTATGCTTTTTAAATTTAAGGTTTTTTACAATATCTCTACCCATGATTACTGATTATCCTTTTTGTTTATTTTAAAACTGCAAACAAGTAAATCTATTGGAGCATTTATGCTTTTTACAATTACGTTTTGGTTATTTTCAGAAAATGTAATACATAATCCAGATTTAATTACAAATCCCTTGCCATCAATATCAAGATTTATTTCACCATTTTCTGAAATAGGAAACATTACAGATATAAAATCTTGACCGTCTTTTATTTTTTTATAAAATATTTTGCTTAAACTATCATCTATATTAGACAATCTGACAATATGACTATCAAAAAATTTAATAGAAGATTCTGTATACACGTGCAGCATCTTTTCTGAAATCCTCTTTGTCATATTTTCGTCTAAATTAACAGAGACAATTTCATTATTTTTTATTTTACAAGATGAATAAATAATTTCTTTTTCTTCATTCAAAATAGGATAAATATAAATTTCATTTTGAATAACTGGATTTAAAATTTCTGCGCTTATTTTTTGATAATGTGGATACTTTTCAGAAATTTCTGATATCTTAATTGGCTTCCACCACTGATCTTTTGATAATGGTTTGACTGGATTAATGTTTGACAAAAAGAATTTTTCTCTTTGTTTCATATTTTTTGAATGCTGATCAGAAATTGGTCTAGGATTTTTGTGTTGCAACCAGAAAAATAGCAAATCAATTCTTGAATCATCTCTAATTCGTATGGGGTCTCTCCAGTGAACTGTTCCCGTTCCACTAAACAGCAATCCCTCATTGTCGCCAAAGGTAAACTCATCACATTCAAAAATTAATTTCCAATCTTCATTAGATTTAACATGAAAATCTAAAACATACATTTCTACTGGCCTTGCGTCATAGTGCGGACCTAATTTTGCTTCCCATCCAAACTCTCTGCTATACCTTGCCCCCTCAATATCTAATACTACCAGCTCTTCTCCAACAGCCTCGCTTGCTAATTTTTCAACTCTCTTTATAATATCTTCTTTATTTTTAAGGGTAGGATAAATACTAGCGTGAGCAGAATAGGACTGAACTTTAATTTGATCTTGTGGAAAATTATCATAAATGTTTTGAAGGTCTTTTAACTCATCGGCAGTTAAAAGATTTTTAAGTAAAACTGGGTAGAAATCTTGTCCTGGCACATGTGTCTGACCGTTAATCATATCTTTATATTCTGGATACTTCTCTTGTGCCGAAAATGTTTTCATAGATTAGTCTACCACATCATCACTTAGGTCAAAATCAAAAACTTCTTCTTGCCCAACCCATTTTAAAAATTTAGATAACGCTAAACCTGAAAGGATCGCTGTTGCTGATATTGTAATTAAAGCCCATACTTTTTTCACTTAATGTCTCCCCAAAAAAATATAATTATAATTATTGCTGGCACAAATATGACTGCTGCCTGTATCCAATTTATCATGAATTATACCTCACTACATATTTAAGTGCATCTACTAATTTATCTATAGATTCTTTTGCTGAATAATAAATGTTCTTTTTATTATTATTAACTGAGCCTGCCTTATCCTTTGCAATAGTGGAATAAACTGAAGCCATCATTGAAAACTTAGTTGACATTGCTTGCAGCTCTATAATCAAATATGGTGCTTTGGCAGAAGGCACATCTGGATTCATTAATAATTTTACCACAATTGATAAAGCCTTGTCTAGCTGTTCATCGCTCATGTATTCATGAAGATCATTAAATTCTGTAATTGAGCTAATTAACTCAAGAGTATTTTTATCCTCAGACATGCTTGATCTTCTTTTTATTTGACTTAACTGGCCCAAGATCAGCCTTTATTGTTCCGTCTTTTCTAATTCTAATAATTCTACCGTTTTTAATAACAGTAGGATTAAAAGCTATTTTGTTATTTGATCCCATGAGTTTCTCCAGATTCTATTAGTTGTTCTAACAAT